CGTAAGCTGAACCGGTACCATAAGCAACAGCCCCAGCAGTAGGTGTAGCTGTAGCGTTTGTGCCACCCTGAGCCACGTTAAGATTGCCGCTAGCATTTAAAACTGCCAAACCACTTGCAGCATTTGTATTGTTTCCAATAGCGGTAACTACGCCTGTACCCGTAGTCGTAGTCGAAGGAGCAACACCCGCGCCACCACCAATCACAAGCGCGTTTGCGGCTAAAGCTGCTGAAGAAGCGATAGTAGTCGAGGCAGAGAAGTAAGGAACACCGCCGGAAGTTCCTGAAGAAATTCCCGTGCCGCCATCGGCAACCGCAAGATCAGTGCCTAAAGATAAAGTATCTGCATAATTAAAAAAGTTTCCTACATCCGTACCGTTGTTGTATAAAAACGCACGTTTACCTGTAGGTACAGCAACACCCGTCAGCCCAGTAACTTTAACCGTCACGGTTTGCCCCGTGGCGTTAATAATCATGTAAGGTTTTTGAATGGCTGGTACATTTAACGTCCCAGCACTAGCCAACGATTGGGTCAAATTAAGACACAAAGCTCGTGCGTTTTGAGCAGCATTTGTATCAGTAAGCGTCAGCGTTAAAGTTAAAGGAGATCCAGTAAATCCGCTACTTATTGTAGCCATGCCAACTAAGGCTTGTTCAATGGCTGTACCTAAGTTGGTGTTTGTTGTTGTTCCCCAAGTGCCAGACTGGTCACCCGTGCCAATAAGTTCAAATTTTAGGTTTGAATATGTGCTTGCCATTCGTTACTCCGTTTCTACCAATTGCCACTGGGCGTTTTCATCTGAGTTAATGATTGTCCAATTAGCATTTTCATCTGTGGGAATAAGGCTCCAGTATAAAACACCAAGAGTACCAACATTACCCGAAGCACCAACTCCGCTAAAAGAAATTACGTTAGGGAAACTTTGAATAGCACCTGTGGAATTTACACCTGTTAGCGCTTCGCTACGTACTACTGTTAAAGACTGAACTGCCCCGGAAGCACTTACACCTGATAAAGTGGGGCCATGCCCAACTATTACATTACCTACATCTCCAGCAGATGAAACCCCAGACAAACTAACTGTGATTGTAACGCTAGCTGACCCCGTTTGACCACTAGCTTGTACTCCCGTAATAGGGGCAGGTATAGTAAAAGCTACATTACCGACAGCACCAGAAGCAGATACACCGAAAAGAGAAATTGTGATATTTGCAGTGGGGGTACCAACTTGACCGACAGCTACAACACCATCTTCAGTAGGATTGTTTGATTCCGTTAGATCACCAACCAACCCAGATGCAGTTACACCGGTAAGAGCTTTAGAAAAAGAAACACCAACTGAACCAATATTACCTGCCCCAGCAACGCCCGTTACATCCGCAGGAAAAGTAAATTCTACATTTCCGACAGCGCCAGAAGCCGTTACACCTGTAAGAGCAATTTGACGTTCAGCAACTGAGACAGAACCAACAGCACCAGAAGCTATTACTCCAGCTAGCTGGTAATTAAATACGACATCACCAACTGCACCAGACGCAGCTACTCCAGAAAGAGTTTTAGAAGATGAAGCAGTGACAGACCCAACATTTCCAGTGGCTGCTACGCCTGTTAGAGCTATGCTCTTACTCTGGGTTACTGATCCGACGTTTCCAGTGGCTGCTACGCCTGTAAGAGTCTGAGAAGGTGAAGTGGTAGTTGTACCAACTGCGCCAGACGCACTAACGCCTGTTAGGGCTATTGAACTTGTTTCAGATACTGACCCAACTACACCGGACGCACTAACGCCTGTTAAGGCTACACTCTTACTTTGGGTTACAGACCCAACTGCACCAGTAGCAGCTACGCCTGTCAGTGCAACCGTAACAGTTAAACCAACAGAACCAACTGCGCCAGTAGCGACTACACCATTTTCAGTTGGGTTGTTTGTTTCAGTAACTGAACCTACATTACCAGACGCGGCAACGCCCGTTAACGCAACGTCAACACCAACACCACCCCAACCATCGTAGCCCCACGGGTTTGAACCCCAGCCAAAATTAGCCACGGGCTACCCCTAAAAAGAAATTAGGTCGTAGACAGTCTCAACAAACCAGTAGTAGAGCTATTGCTCGGCATCGTCAACGTAAACGTTCCAGCGGTAATTGTCTGAGAACCAAACGTGTGAACACTTACTGCACGGTTTGAATTTGTGCTGTTATAAATAAGCACTGCATCAAAAGCCGTGGTAAGCGTCACGCTCGTGTACGTCAAAGAAGCGCTAGGCGTCCAATACGCCACACCCGCGGTGGTTGATGTGTTAGTAAATGTCGGAGAAGTACCATTAGTAACCGCGATTCCGCCAGAAGTATATCCCGTACCACTAACCTCATTGGTACTTGTAAACTGGGTTGTAGAAGCATTAATAGTAGCCGAAGCTAAATATAATGCCGCTTTAAACGAATTGCCGGTACTCGTGGTTAAATTTTGAAGTCCTTGCATGAGTTCCGACAAGAACGAAGAGCACATGGATTGTGTGTTTGCCATGATAGATCCTTAAAAAGATGCTGCTTCTGCGGACAGCACAAGCGTCTTTTTTAACTGAACATGTGCAGATCGATGAACAAGTTCACCTTCATGCCAGTATTCCACCCATGTCGATAGTTCGTTATCGTTGTCGATAACGCCTTCCCGTTTTTCCAACAACGTTTCGTCCATGAGCCCCTTCGTTGTGGTAATCATAATTTCTCCACAAATAGTTGTGTCGGGGGCAAAGCCATAACTTCAAGCTGTTTGCAGTATATCAAAGTGAATGCGTCAATAGCAACCTTTGGACAGTTGATAGGATCTGCTGGTGATCCGTCTTTCCAAAGATAATCATCAAAACACATCACGCCACCCGAACGAAGTAAACGAAATGCAAGAACCGCATCCGATAAAACATCTGCGGCTACATGTGAACCATCAATATAGATAAAATCAAAATACTGTTGATACTCTGTTTGCATTTTAGCCAAAACATCGTCGCTACGGCCAATATGTGTTTTCACCGTAATCTCATGTTTTGAATTGTCAATAGACATTTTTATATTATTGTCAAAACGTTTTTTGACTAACTGCATATCAATATTTTTATGTTCTGCTCCGCCTTCCCACGTATCAATGCAATGAATCTCTAAAGGCTTATCTAATCTTTGAATCAAAAAACAAGCGCTTCGTCCTTCGTAAGAACCAATTTCTAAAATGCGCGTCGGACCAAGTTGCGGAAGAATTTTGTCCCAAATGTACCTACCTGTATTACCAAACCAATCGTTTGTAAATTCCATTATTTAGCCGCCTTGAATTTTAATTCTTTAGAATATTCAGTGCTTGATACCATAATAGGCATACCTTCAAAAACGTAATTACCCATATGTTTTAATTTGACCCAAGGCGCAATGTGAATTTTGATTCCATTTTGTCTGCATACCCAGCAAAACGCTATGTCTTCAGACATCTGTACTTGAGACTCGGGATCGTTTCTAATGAAGAAATATTCAGTTAAAGTTTTATCGCCGTCACGGAATTGATTTAAACCCTCAAGTTTAGAAAAAACGTCTCGTTTAATACACATAAATCCTGTAGCAGCGGCCTTGACTTCAAACGGCTCGAGAAGAGGGACTACGCGGTCTTTATGTTCACCAAGAAAATTTACTATTAACTGGCCCGTATATTCTTTTAACCGATCTGCCGGTACACCATTTATGGCAGCTTCTCTTACTAATTCCCAAGTAATTTGTTTCTTGGGATATATGCCTGCTATAACGTCTTTGTCAGCCGCTAGCATCGACATAAAATCAGAAGCCTTGAATTCAATATCCGCATCAATAAAAAACAAATGAGTAAAGTCATGCGCTAAAAATATATCTGCAAGTTGGTTTCTTGCATGTGGGATAAGACTATTGTTGAAAATAAATGCAAACGAAACTTCAACACCTGAGCCTGCTGCAATAATAGGAAGCTGAGTAATCGATTGCGTATATACACCTGTACACATTCCGCCATACATAGGAGTGGCTACAAGAACTTTCATAAATTTTAATTGCTTCTTAAAAGTGCGGTGGTTGAAGAATTAACTGGCATAGTGATGGTAAATTTTGTCGTTGTTGTTTTATCAGAACCAAAGTCTAAAACCGCAACCGACTTATTTGATTTACTTAAATTGTAAATTAATGCACACCTTGCAGTAAATGACGCAGGGTCCCAAACAACATTATCAAAATTAATATAAGCCGTTGTGCCTGAAGAAGATACCGTGGTCCCTGTTAAAGTTTTACCGCCAAGAGAATATCCCGTTCCTGATACTTCATTGCTTGAACTATAAACGGTTGTTGACTGATTTAAATCTGCATTTGCTGTATACAAAGCTATTTTAAAAGTGTCCGTAAGAAAATTATGAACACCTTCATATAACTCCACTTTAAAGCTTGTTGTCTGACCCTGAACAATACTCATGCTACCGCCACTCTAACCTGACCGTCGCGATAAGCATCTGCACGTTGTTTGCCATCACCAAGATTTTTCAACAAAGCAATAGATTGAACATATCGATCTTTTGCTAAAGCCATAAGATCTGGCTCAAGCTTTAAGAAAGTCGAGCCTTCGTAAATGGTTGCATTGAGTAACGCTGAATCAAAATGATCACCAAGCCAGCTTACGGTGCTTGTAACTATTGACTCAGGATAATAATAGTAATGTAACTCAGTTTGATAATTTGAGTTAGGTGTTGGACCAACGATAATACTTAATTCATTTGGATCAATAATTCCGCCGTTTACTTTAGGTCCAAATATTGCGTAATGCTTTGGCAGTCCAGTGGCCGAAGGCGCTGGATAAGCCTCTCGAATAAAATTTACATCTTTGTTTAATAAATATAAATAATCTCCGTTTGCTTTAATCACTGCAAACGAATAAATTGAAAGTAAATCTTCTGGGCAAGTTAAATACTTTTGCCCAGATACAAAAACACCAATTACGTTCTTACGCAAGTTTGCTATCTGCACCGTATTGTATATACGTTGCTCTGCCTGACGGATCATCGTATTGATGTCCGCTGTCGTAAAAGTGGTCTCAAGATAATCTTGGACCGCTGTTACAAGCTCCGAATAGGTCACGCCATCGGTCCCCTAGCCATCACGCCCTTGGTTGCTGCGCCTGTGCCGCGGATTTTGATGCCCTTAGTTTTAATATCCTTTTCCGGATATCCAGCAGTCGTTGGATTAGGAGCAGGCTTTGGCTGATTTGGGTTTTGTTTATCTTTCATTTCATGCCCTTATACTTAAATGAAGACTTGTTTTGGTTGGCAACCTTTGCAAGATTTCTTCCCATCTTTAACATGTCAGCATTAGTCTTCCCACCCTTGGCAAGTTTGGTTAAAGGCTTGCCGGGATGCAAAGTTTTCTCATGTTTATGTACTGCTGTTTTGATATCCATTTAAAACTCCTATGTCGTAGAGATCGTTACTGTACCAACAGCCGTGTTAGAAACCAAGTAGTTTGGTGTCAATCCATCATCATAAGCTGACGCCCCTCCTACGGGACTCCAGCCCCACTGAATGTCCCTCGAGCCCCCAGTAGGAACTCCCCCGGTTGAATTGGGAAGTAACTGAAGTCCATTCACACCAGCAGTGACGTAGGTCGTATCTTTCCTTGGGTTCCTTACAGCCTGTGGATCATCTACAGGAAACATACCTAAAAGCAGTTGAGGCTGATCGGGGTCCCAACATTCATTACATACCAAAAGGTTGTACCGTTTGGTTTTAATAACCTCAGTACGAAGACGCTTTAGTTTAAATTGTTGTCCGCACCTATCGCAAACGGCAATAGAGTATTTACCAGAAGCAAATCTATTACCCATTTGCCACCTTTAAAACTACTTTTTGTGCTTTTTTAAGCTGTTGCAACGTCACCATAACCTGCTCCCGTTTTGTTCGAATCTCTTCTGGCATAGGATTGTTATGACAAAATCTTACACCAGCTGCTGGGAACTCAAGAGCCACACGAACCTGTTCGGCTTTAACTATTGTATAAGGCTCAATTTGTTTCAAAAACTGATAGGCAATTGCGCTAGACGTTTTCCATCTCCATACCAAAACAACGCCACCTTTTCTTTTATAACAATTCGAAGCGGCTGTTTTATCCGGCGTTACGTTTCCGCCAAATCTTTGTTTTAATAAATGCAAGGCAGTAGGATCTTGTTGTGTAACAGTTGTAAATAACAAATGAAATTTATTATTGTTTCTATTAGAAACAAGCACACAACCTTCGCCGTCAAAAAATCCTGCTGCCCATGCCAAAAACGTTTCATTACCCATAGCCGCCTCCTGACCCAATAAACTGTTGGCGAGGTACAAACCTAATAGCTGCTTTCTCTCTGTCTTCCCCAGCCGCTAAATTAAATTGTTCCTCGTATATTTCTTTTAACATCTGAATTCTTGGTGCAAGCTCTGGTGTTTTTACAGCAATAAAATAAGCAAGGCCAGCAACCAAACAAGGAAGAAACCGGAAGTTCATATCGGCTACTTCAATACCAGATCCCGCGTTTTGGACCCTTCTCATTCTCCAATACACAAACTGATATGTAACGCTATTATCAGGTGTTGGCCATAAAGTAATTGACGGAAGATTAGGATTATAAATTGTCGCGCCAGATGTATGCGTCGTGGCCGTCGTTCCATTTTGACCACGCACAACACCACCTAAGCTGTTTCCATCAAGCCATTGATAAAGAATGTCTTCGCTGTCAATACGAATAAACCCTGCGCTCGGTAAACTAGCCGTGGAAGTTAACGTAATCGTTGTGGTAGATGCGGTTATGTTTCCCGATAACGTCGCGTTCGCAGGAGAAGTTTGACCCGAAAGTCTTTGAATCCATACTTGGATAGGACGTGCCTGTTGTAACTTATTGGGGATCGTAGCGTAAACGGAAACGCTAATTCTCGTGATTGTTAAATCTGCTTGAGTTGATGATACGTTTTGCCCCGTTCTGATGACGTGCTCTAATAAGTCAATCGTATCTACCGGAAGGGCATAAGTATTCACTCCGGGCGTCAAGGTAATCGTCCCTTGATCAATCGTCCACATGTTGATGCCGCGGTTTTGCCATTCGATGGTCATGAGATTCATCGAACGTCTTGCTGTTCGGAGGTCGTATCCAGACCTCATTTCTCGCCCAGCTCTTTCCCACGCCTCTTCAGCGATCTCGGTGAACTCTGGTGAAAAATCTGTTGAACCGCTCGTAGTCATCTAAATCTCGCAGTCTTTGCAGCTATGCTTTTGGGTTGTGCTACGAATTGTTTTCCTGCTTTTTTTCCTGCTCGCTTCGCTTTTGTTGTGGCTGCATATTCCGCAGGACTTAACGCATTAATTGCTGCCGACGGAAGATACCGCTCTCCCGTCTTACTAGAGGGCTTACCGCTTTTGGTTCGCCATTTTTGGTCGCCCCAATTCTTTAATGACTGCTGCGGGGCTTTCATATAAGTTTTTGTCTTCCTGCGTGAGGAACAAACCCTCCCCAAGAAAATCCTAATTTTGATTTAATTTTCTGCATGGTGCTTTCTTCTTTTTCTTTTTCTTTTATCCGAGTATATGGTGCAATATCTCTTGGGTCTAGCCTCGTCTGACGTAGTCCTGTTAGCGCGTTGTATGTTTCTCGCACATCTTTATCGGCAAATAATG